CCGCTGCGCCCGTTGCCGAAAAGCCAGCCGATCCCGCGGCTGCGGCCGTCGATGCCGCCGCTGCAGCTGCGGAGCCGGTCAAGCTCGAACCGGTGGTCTACGAATACGCGCTGCCCGAGACCATCAAGCTCGACGACACCGCCAAGACCGAGTTGCACACTGCGCTCGATGCGTTCCGCGCCGACCCGTCCAAGGGCGCGCAAGGCCTGATCGACCTGCACAACAAGTCGATGCAGGAATACGCCGACAGCCTGGCACGTGACCAATGGACCAAGTTCGGCGAGACCCGCAAGGGCTGGCAGACCCAGGTCATGGCCGACGAAGAGCTCGGCGGTGCAGGATATGAGACCAGCATGGGCGCGGTGGCGCGGATGCGCGATCTCCTGGTGCCAGCGTGGCGGCGGGACGCCTTCGACGAGATGCTGACCATCACCGGCGTCGGCGACCACCCCGAATTTCTGCGCCTGCTGCACAACGCGGCGCGAATCTACGACGAGGCGCCGATGCCGCCCCCAGGGCCGCGTCCTCCCGCCGACATCGGAAAGCCGCAGGGTCGTGGCCTGCGCGGTCTCTATCGTTCCAACCAGGGCCGCCAGTAGTGCCCACGACACTAGGAGCTTGACATGGCAACTGGCCAATGGCCAACACTTTCGGATGTGGCCACCCGCACCGATCCCGCCGGCGACATGCATGTCATCGCGGAAATGCTCTCGCAGTCCATCGCGCTGGCGAAAGACCTGTATATGGTCGAGTCGAGCGAGATGTTCGGGCACGAGTTCGCGTTCCGCACGTCGATCCCGGCTGGCTCCTGGCGCCAGATCAACCAGGGCGTCCCCTACAGCAAGTCGACCACCGCGAAGTCCCGCGTCGGCCTCGGCACGCTGGAGGATTATTCCCAGGTCGACCGCCTGCTCGCCGAGGGCAGCGGCAACACCGAGCGCTTCCGTGAAACCGAGGACGTCGCGTTCCTCGAGGGCATGGGGCAGACGGTCGAACAGACCGCATGGTACGGCAACACGTCGGTCAACCCGGCACAGTTCCAGGGCCTTTCGACCTTCTACAACACCGTTGCGACCGCGAACGCGCAGAACGCCGCGAACGTGATCGACGGCGGCGGCACCGGCAACTCGAACACATCGATCTGGCTGCTGTGCCACGGCGCGCGAACCTTCCACGGCCTCTACCCGCGGTCGACCAAGGCCGGGCTGTCCATGGAGGACAAGGGCGACACGGTTCCGGGCTTCGATTCGCTCGGCAACCGGTTCGAGGCCTATACCTCGTGGTTCCGGCACATGATCGGCATCGTGCCGATCGACTGGCGGTATTGCGCGCGCGTCGCCAACCTCGACGTGACCAACGCCGGCTTGGCAGGGCCGAATGCCTACGACATCTTCGCCGGCATTCGCCAGCTCTTGCTGCTGCCGCCGACCCTGACGTCCGAGTCGTCCGGCATCACCGAAGTCGATGCACCGGATGATCCGGCACCGGGCATCCGGCCCGTGATCTACACCAACCGCACCGGCCGGCACTGGATGGACGTACAGGCCATGCGCGACCGGAACGTGCTGCTCCGGCTCGAGGACTACGCCGGCAAGCCCTGCGACGGGATCAACGGAATTCCGATCAAAATTAGCGACCAACTTTTGACCACAGAAAATCGAGTGGTCTAATCAAGGACTTAGAGAAGTCGTCCATGTTTACGAGCCCATTCCATCGCATCATTCGCTCCTTTGCTGGCGTTGCATCGCCGGCAGAGCAGTTGAAGATTGGGACGGTCATTCCTGCCGCCGAGCAGGATGGGCTTGATGTGGTCGACTTCCATCTTGGTCTTTCGTCGGCACCACGCGCATTTTCCCTTTTGAAGGATGCGCAACTCGGCAATGTCTTCTGCCGTGAAGGTTCCGCCGTTGCTGTTGCGTCGCGCGCGGTAGTTTTGAGTGATGATCACTTGGCTGGCCCTAACGTGCTCAATATTGGCTTCGCGCCAAGCCTTCATCGCAGCTTTCACTCGCTCCGGATTCTTGTCCGCCCACCGCTTGACCTCGGCGCGATGGCCGGTCGGGTCGGCTGCGCGTCGGCGTCGCGCGCCAGCGGCCATATGGCCGGGGTTTCGGTCGTTCCATCGTTTGCATCGGTCAATCGAGCATTGCACGCAGATGCCGTTCGAGACGAAACGCTTGTCGTGGCCGTGCTTGCAGGCTTTGCCGGTCGCGTAATGCAGATCGCCGACCGCGCGCGCCGCGACACGGTTCGGATGCTCTGGTCGCTTGGCTGCAGAACTCAGCGTGTTGCGCACGGCGCAGGTCGAGCACAGGCCATTGGCTGTGTATCGCTTGACGATGTGCCCGTTTCGGCACGGTTTGCCGGTGAAGTAGAATCGTTCTCCCGCCGCACGTGCGGCCTCTCGCTCTGGTACCCGCTTCATCGGCCCTCCGGTGTGTCGAGTATCTTGATAGCTCAACCGGCCTGAAAGGAACAGAGCCTATGATCACCGATGCACTTCTTGCCTTCGTCCCGCTGGGCGCGCCGCTGTCCCTGGTCGGCGCGGCCGGCGTCGCCATTCCGTCGTCCCAGATCATCGACCTGCTCGGCGCCGGTGTCGGCGTCAACCCCGCTGCTGCAGGGCAGATCTGGGGCAACACCACGAACTTCGGCCAGGCCGATGCGATGGGTGTCGGCAACCAACGACCCGAACTCAACGTCACGGTGGGCACCGCGCTCGCTGGCGCGGCGGGCCTGACGCTGAACGTGAAGCTGCAGGGCGCGCCCGATCCTGGCGCGGCCGGCAACTGGACGCCGACCAACGCCTCGTTCGTCAACCTGGGCGGACAGGACGGCATCACCCTGGCACAGGGCGCGGCCGGTACCGTCATTGCCCGCCTGCCCTGGCTGCCGCCGTTCCCGGTCAACCTGCGCCCGCGCTTCCTTCGCCTGCTGTTCTCGCCGGTGTCGAACGGCGGCGCCGATCCGTCCGGTGCGTTCACGGCCGGTACGATCGCCTCCGCGTTGGTGGTGATGAGCCGCGACGACTATTTCGCCTCGCAGCAGCCGCGGAATTTCACCGTCTCGTAACAGGCGGTCCATCTCGGGGACGCCGATGATCGGCGTCCCATTATCCGTAAGGGACAATGGTTATGACCGAAGAAGTTGCCCAAAAGAGCAAGGCGGGACGCAAGTCTCGCGCCACGATCGAAGCCGAGATGACCAGTTCACCATCGTTTCAGGCCGCGGTGCAGGCCGCGGTGCAGGAGCAAATCGCCTCGCTGATCCCGCAGCTGCAGGCCGCGCGTGCCATTGCCGGCACCGCGCCGGAAGCCAACGACATGAGCCAGATGCAGGCGCTCGCCCTGGCGATCTCCGAACTCACCACGCAGGGCACCGGCAAGGTCCGCGTCGCGCCCGAGGTGCTGATGAAGCGTGAGCAGGCCCGCGAGCGGATGACCAAGCTGATCATCGCGGCGCGCGCCGAGAAGAAGGTCCCGACCTATCAGCTCCGGAACAAGGTGCTGCTCAACGAGCGGCTGATCGAGCCGATGTGGAGCGGTTCCGATCACGTTGCGCGGCCGACCGAGATCGATTTCTGGGGCGTCCCGAACGACGCCATGGTGCCGGTCAACGACGTGGCGAAGGAGATCTTCACCGCATTCAAGGATTCGGTCGGCTCGGTGCACGGCGTCAAGGGCGTCGAGAACGGTCTGCCGAAGGAGGACGATCTCGGCATCACCCGTGGCGGATTGGTGGTGCGCAACACCGCGATCAACTCCGGCATCCGCAAGGCCACGCCGGAGCGTCCCGCATGGGAAGGCCCGATGCCGGCCTATGAGGACGAGGCGCCGCAGACCACCGGCGATCCGGCCCACGAGCCGCTGCGGGTGCACAACGACACGGCGAAGGGCAAGTTCTCGCCCGTAAACGTGCTCGGCACCATTCAGCCGCCAGCCCAGCAGACGGTGTAACGGATGGGTCAAGCAGCTCCCGAAGGCGTCGGCGGCTCTGGTCTCCCCCCC